TAAGTTCCAACGTTTATCAGCACCTACTGTACACCAAATATTTAATCTCTCTTCGGTCTCAGCATCCACTTGTTGATTGATAATTTTGCTTGCTAATTTCACACACTCTCTAAAGCCACCACGCCAAGCACTGAAAGGACTGCTATTAAATGTTGTGATATTGCTTATTTCATCAACAGACTTGAATTTTTTACTGATACTGGTGGTTATATCTGTAGTAAGCAAACTCATTCCTTGCGTTAATTTTCGTGGCAATAATTTAACGCCGCCATATCCGTAAATTAGTCCATTAACGGGATTTTTACTATTCCACACATGGACACAATCTCTGTCAAAAAAGCTTGGTTGAAAGGAAAAATCCCAATCTTCCATTAAAAAGGAATCACCGTCTACAACATAAAATAAATCAGTTTCGGCTAACTCGGCAGCCTGTTTATGCGCATTAGCTATGCCTTTTACACCTTTTACTCGTTTAGCATGAGGAGCTAACCATACGCATCTTTCCCAATTTTGATCAGCATTTTCTTCCTGGTAACTTATAAAGATAACATCTAATTGTTTGGGCATGACAACTCTGACATTTCCGACTTCTTTAACCCCTTTAGATTTAATAGGTGTTATTTTGGCAGCCCATACTTTATCTTTACTGTCATGTAACGAAGGGTCTAGTAACCAGATATTTTGATAGTTAAGATCATACCAAGGAATATCTTCATCGATTTCATAAATTAATTCAGGTAAGGCAGGATTGTACGTTATTTTGGGTCTAATATAGCCCATGTCCTTTTCAGTACGAACGACACCGTCTAGCATTTTGCTTTTAACTGCCCATACTTTATCTTTCGTAGGATTGAATTTAGGATCAATGTACCAAACATGTTGATAGTCAAGATCATACCAAGGAATAGAATTGTCCATGTCGTAAACAAGTTTCGGCAAATCACTATTGTATACAAAAGATATTTTTGGTTTTACATAACCCATATCTTTTATTTGTGTTGGTGCTGTATTTGCTAATTTTAGTTTGGCGGCCCATACTTTATCCTTAGTAGGATTGAACTTTGGATCGATATACCAAACGTACTCATATTCAAAATCATACCAAGGAATATTATATTCAATATTAATTTCAGGAAGTTCTTTGTTATATTCGATTTCAATATCGGGGCTAATATAACCCATGTCTTTTTCTTGTTCTGGAGTTGTATTTGCTAATTTTAGTTTGGCGGCCCATACTTTATCCTTAGTAGGATTGAATTTAGGGTCAAGGTACCACACATATTCGTATTCAAGATCATACCAAGGAATAGCATACTGTAGTTTTACTGGCGGCAATTCGGGATTGTACTCTATGCTAACAGGAGGATTAGCATACCCCATGTTTTTTACACCCTTTACTTTGTCAATATCACCTTTCCATATTCTAACTGCCCACACTTCGTCTTGGGTAGGATTGAATCTTGGGTTAATATACCAAACATGTTCATAATCTAAATTATACCAAGGTATTGTAGAATCAAATTCAATGTGTGGTAATACCGGATTATATTCTATATTAATACCAATAGGGCTTACTGTGCCCATTTCTTTAAGACCTTTATTTCTGACGCCAAGCATCTTTAATTTGACGGCCCATACTTTCTCATTAGACGCATTGAATTTATCATCTATATACCAAACATATTGATAATTCAATTCATACCAAGGAATTTTAAAATCAAGATCATACTCAATGCCTGGCATATCAGGATTATAATCTATTCTTAGCTTAGGACTTATTGAGCCCATATCTTTAAGACCTTCGATTTTAGTGCCAAGCATATGTAATTTGATAGCCCATACTTGTTCATCTGTAGGATTGAATTTATCATCTATATACCAAACATATTGATAATTCAGTTCATACCAAGGAATTTTAAAATCAAGATCGAAAGTAACATCTGCCATATCAGGGTTATACTCTATTTGTAAAGCAGGACTTATTGTACCCATGTCTTTGACACCTGCGACCTCGGTATTAGACGATTGTAATTTGATAGCCCATACTTGTTCATCTGTAGGATTGAATTTATCATCTATATACCAAACATATTGATAATTCAGTTCATACCAAGGAATTTTAAAATCAAGATCGAAAGTAACATCTGCCATATCAGGGTTATACTCTATTCTTAGTTTAGGACCTACTGTACCCATGTCTTTAACATACAGGTTATCTGCGCAATCTAACTGACAACGCATAGCCCATACTCGCTCGCCTGTAGTATTAAACTTATCGTCAAGATACCATACCATTTGATAGTTCAAATCATACAGATCTTCGATTTGAAACTGTGAAGGATCGTTTTCAAAATGTATCAGTGGACTAATATCAGGATTTGTTTCCCAAGTTAAATTTACCAATATTTCTTCGTATGTTTTATTGTCTTGCCATTCCTGCGTAAAATACTTAGCTACCCAATGTTCTTGATATTTCCACACTGTGCAACGTGCTTTACTATTAGGATCGACTACAATTTTATCTTGTATATTAATATTTGAAAAAAGTGGGTTTACTATAACAAAATCTTTATGATTTTTGCCGAGTTGATGTAGATCAATGTCAAACTGTTCAGCATCTCCCGCCCAACTGACTTTGCTTGTTTCTTCGTTCGGTACTTGATAAATGTTCATTTGTTTCCTTGAGTGTTTTTTAACCATTGGTGATATTTGACAAATCCATCGAAGATGTTGGTCTTTGGATAATAATTAAAATCACGTACGGCTTTAGTTATATTTAATCTTCCGCGATGCGGGTAATTATTTTCTCTATCGCGTATGTTAAGTTGACCTTGCCCAACTACTTGTATAGCTAGATTGGCAGCAGATAGCAAGCTATGTGATTCGCCGCGGCTAATATTGTAAATATTATTTAATGTATTGGTACTAATACTAGCCATTGCGATACCTAGAGCAACATCGTCAACATAACTGAAATCTAATTCATCGTTTATGCCGTTTACATTGAGAGTGGCACTACGCATGGCTGACAATAAAAATTTACTTACTACACGATCTTCTACATCTAGTGGACCATACACAGCAGAAGGGCGAATTATTGTATAGTTTAATCTGCTACTCCTATAATAATCTTGTACTAGCCATTCTCCTGCTAATTTCATTATGCTATACTGTCCAATGGGGTTACAAATAGCAGATTCGACTACCCCGTCGAGAGTGTTAAAATCTCCGTATACCATGCTTGAACTAATATACACAAATCGCTTGACATTATTTTTTTTTGACAGTTCTAATAAATTAAGTAACCCTTCACTCATCACTCGACTGCCAAGTTGGGGATTTTGATTAACTACTTTTTGTCTGGGAAAACTCGCTAAATGAATTACTAAATCTACATTGGCAAATACTGAATTGTTTACACACTCAATGGCATCTATAATAATATTTTTAGTTTTAATTTTAGTTAAACGTTCATTGATGATGGTGTCTAGTTCTGCTTGCGGTATAATTCCATAAGTAGACTTGTTATCAACAATAACAATATCATGCCCTAGTGATTCTAGTATGTTTGCTACATTATGTCCGATGAAACCAAGCCCACCGGTAATCAATATCTTCATATTATGACCATCGCAAATAATACTCAACGGCGAGTTTGTCATCTAACTTGCCTTTTATGTTGACAACGTATCCAAACGACTCAAAGCTCGGTGAAATAATATAAGCGACATCTTTACAGTTTTCCATTACCCATTTTCCTTTGGTTGTTTGTTGCCAATCATACAAAGGAGCGGCGACATAAATGTCAGGATCTTCGACATCTCCTAACAAAAAAGAATGAAATTTAATAAGTACCATCAATTTATTATAACATATTTTTTATAAATTTTCAAGATCATTCACTAGTTTTTGAACAATGGTACTTTTTAATGTATCAAAATTGTAAGTTTGCTGTTCTTCGTCGATCAAATAAAAGTAAATAGGAGTGGTTGTTACGCCTACACTCAATTGAACTTCGAATAATTTTTCAAACAATGCTACTAACTCTGCTTCGGTGATGTTATTAGAGTGTAGCTTTTTAATTAAATCAATTAAGCTACTTTGTTCTTCTGACAATTCAGGTTCAGTGGCGGTTTGAAAAGTTTGTGACTCGTCAGTGAATGATGGCGGCGGTTGAAAAGCTCCCAAGGTTGAATCATACTTTTTCCTCAACACAGGATCGATTAATGTGTTGTATGATTCATTGATCGCTGACATTAGGTTGGGATCTATATCAGGATTAAGGTAAGTTTTATCTGGGTGATATTTTTGAGCCAGTGCTTTATACGCCGCTTTAATTACAATATCTTCTACTTCCGGATCTAACCCTAAAATTTGATATAGTGTTTTACTCATTGCTGTATTTTATTTTGTAAATATTGCCAACTAATTGGAAATAATTCTGAACAAATGTTAGAAATTTCCTGTGCAATTTCTCTAGTTTCTTCCTGCGAGTGACTGTCTAATCGCAAGCTACAAACACGTTGCCAAAATACTAAACTTCCGGTCCAATACCAATCAGTCATTGCTCCTTGCGGTAATACCATACGTGCTTGTTCAGGTGCGACGTTTTGTGCCAATAACTCATTGTATGCTATCAATGACTGATCAAAACTTTTATATATAATGTCGATGAATTTTTCATCTATGTTACCTGCTGAACCTTGTTTGGCATTAACAGGTTTACCACGCAACGTGGACACTTGACAAAATTCTGGTTCAAAACTAACGTACCTTCGCGAAATCTCATTCCAAACTCCGCCGACTTGATGTTTAACTAATTGTCTAGCAACAAAAATAGGTGCTTTAATTTTTAGTTGTATGGAAGTGTGCGCAAAAGGACTCCAGTGATTGTGTACTGCTAAGTATTTAATTAATTTTTCATCACGATCATTGAGCGTGATTAATTGATCATCTGCTCCAAAAGATACTCGTGCGGCATTGACTACAGTTTTGTCAGTGCCCATGTGATCAATATACTCTACTTTTGATTTAACTACTTGCAATTTTTATCCTTTAAAAAAGCCCCTAAGGGCTTTGAAAATATCATCAATCTAGTTGATTGATTTTAGAAGGCGTAAGCTACACCAACTAAAACTGTATTTCCAGTGAAAGCACTGGCTTTACTATCAGCTTTTACATAACGATAATCGGCAGTAATACCAACCTTGGTAGTTACAGGTACGACAACTCCGGCACCAACAACTCCGGCATAACGATCACTGCCTGAAGCATAAGGTGTCTTTAAATAAGAAACTCCTGCTTTGGCAGTTACAGTTGCTCCGGCAATTTTTGTTACATCGTATCCACCGACTATGCTAGTAGAGGTTAAGTCTACAGAGTTTAATCTGTCTACTTCTACAGCAATACTTGTTGGACCAAAGTGTTGTCCTAGAGATAATCCATACCCATGTTTTGGTTCGTTACTACCAGAGTGCACAGTGTCACTCGTTGAGATACCAAGTTCAAGGGCACCTGCTGAAGCCATCATTGTTACTAATAACGCTGAAATTGCTAGTTTTTTCATTTTCCTTTTCCTTTTAATATACTAGAACAATTAATGTTCTAGTATATATTTATATCCAAAATTAAACTAATTTATTTTTTAACTGGCTCATCGGGCTTTTTATCGTTGCCTTCGATATAAGGGCTCCAAGGTTTAGCTTTAACAGGACCTGGGGTTTTCCATACTACACTAAATTGTCCATCGCCTTTGATCTCACCAATGAATACTGATTTATGGAGATGATGATTTTTAGGATCCATTGTAGATGTAATTCCGCTAGGAGCTTTAAAGGTTTGTCCTGACATGGCAGCAATTACTTTATCTGTGTCAGTCGACTGTGCCTTTTCAACGGCTTGTTTCCACATGTTGATACCAATGTAAGTAGCTTCCATTGGATCGTTGGTCAATGGCTTGTCTTTATGACCGGGAATATTATGAGATTTAGCATAAGCACTCCATTTTTTAATGAACTCGTCATTTGTGGGATTTTTAATACTCATAAAATAGTTCCACGCGGCTAAATGACCAACCAGTGGTTTAGCATCAACCCCACGCAATTCTTCTTCGCCAACTGAGAATGCAACTACTGGTACATCTTTGGCTTTAATACCGGCATTACCTAATTCTTTGTAGAAAGGTACATTTGAATCGCCATTAATTGTAGATACAACCGCAGTTTTTCCTCCGACGGAAAACTTCTTAATATCAGCTACAATGGTTTGATAGTCACTGTGTCCAAACGGTGTGTATTTTTCATCGATATCTTTATCTGCTACTCCCTTGCTGTGCAGGTAAGCACGTAAAATTCTGTTGGTAGTGCGTGGATATACATAATCAGTGCCTAACAATACCCAACGTTTAGCACCGCCACCGTCTTTGCTCATCAAATAGTCTACTGCGGGAATAGCCTGTTGATTAGGAGCCGCTCCTGTGTAAAATACATTTTTAGAAAGTTCTTCACCTTCGTATTGTACAGGGTAGAATAATAGTCCATTTAGTTCTTCGACTACTGGCAGTACAGATTTTCTGCTGACTGATGTCCAACAGCCAAAAATCACAGCAACCTTATCTTGTGATACTAGTTGTTTGGTTTTTTCAGCGAACAACGGCCAATTAGAAGCAGGATCTACAACCACTGGTTCTAATTTCTTACCTAATACTCCGCCTTTTGCGTTGATTTCATCTATAGCCATTAATACTGTATCTTTAAGTACAGATTCGGAAATAGCCATGGTGCCTGACAAGCTGTGTAAAACACCTACTTTGATGGTATCTGCGGCCCAAGTAAAAGATGAAAATAGTAGCCCTGACATAAGAGCTACTGCCCATAATTTAATATGTTTAAATTGTGTTGACATTAAAAAATCCTTTGTTTAAATAATTTTTGTTTGATTAATTTATGGTCAATCAAACCACTTGCACTACTAATACTGCAAGCAATCTTATTTTACAATTTTTTTATAATAATGTCAAGTAAATAAAAATTAAATTTTACCTAAAATTTTATCTGTTTCTGGTTGTACAAGAGCAACCACACTCTTAATGTCAATTACAAAATCAACATCTCGTATATCATTGTCTAGCTCGTTGAAAGTTCGTGTTACCATAGCTTCGATTTCTTGGAACTCGAGACCTTGTTTGCTTAACGAATGTAGATTGATTGATCGCTGACGACCGTTGGTTAGCTTAATAATGATTTTTTTAATACATTCAAGCGGAACGTCAGTTTTATTTGCTTCAGTGACAATAGTTTCCCACTGATTTAAAATAATATCAATTGGCTGCATTGGACACAGCAGTTTCAGATTTTGCTGGACGTCCTCTTCCGCGTTTTGGAGGCTCAGGCAAAGGAGCAACGTATGTTGAGTTTGATATATCTACCGTTGGCACCATTCGTTCAGCGTCCTTTTTCATTCTAGCGGCCTCTGCTACCATTTCATTTGCTTCCTTTTCCATGCGTTTGGCTTGAGCAAGCATGTTGGCGGCAATTTGGTGATCGCTTAATATTCCATCTTGTGGAGCAACGAGATTTTCACTGGGAGTAATCACGCGATTTTGTGCGGCCGCTGCCTTGGCAGTTTGTTCTTCTTTGAATCGAGCTTCTGCGGCACGCTTGACATCTGGGTTGACCATACCACGCGAAGCATCGTTTTCAGCCATGCGTTTGATAGCGGCATCACCTTGCTTCATTTCGTTTAACATTTTATTAAGTTCATCTAAACGAATTTTAGCATCAACTCTAGGAGTAATAAGCACATCGGCTGAGCGAATTTTTTTAATCATTCTCTCGGCATGTAAAGTTTCTAAAATAGCACGTCCGTCAGGTAAAAAACTGCGATGTAGCGCATCAGCTAATTGTTCAGCTTGTTGACCTACTTCGCTTTCAAGTACTCTTTGTATAGCATCTTGCCATACTGATGGTAGTACTTCCGGATACACTACCAAGCACATATGGTCATCTCCAGGTACTTCACGGAACAAAACGCACACTTTGCGGTCACCGTGTTTTCCGACGTGTTTTAAAAATCCTGCCATATTATACTCCTTGCATAGGTTCTGTAGTGTCTTCGATAGATTCAGTATCAGTGTCGCTTTCTGTGTCTTGTTGAGCTACAACAGCATCTAAGAAAGCAACAAGCTTATCATAAATAGCGCCAACAGTAGATAGTTCTGGTCCTTGGAAGGCACCGCGTTTCGCGGCTAAGTCAACGACAGCTCGTAAAGCGTCGAGATCATTGAGGGTGAGGGTTAGGGGTTGAGTAGTATTTTCCATACTAATATTTAATGTAAATGTACTAGTAGGAAAAATAAAAAGTCGCCTTTCAGCGACTTTTTGGTAAGATTGACTAACTGCCTGACTTTATTTTTAAAAAAGCTTGTTTACGTAATTTAAGAAGTTTTTGATAAGATCAATTTAATTTATGATCTAAACCGTTAATTTTGATATACCAATCAGTTTCGACAGATGCTTTTAAATAATCATTTAATTGCTTTATTGTATCTTCATATCCGTTATGATTAACTGAGTGATCAAAATTTTTTAGAAGAATATTAAGTTTAGAAATTTGTTTGCTGATGAGTATGTGAGATAACTCAAGTCCAATGGATTCAATTATATTAGCAAATCTCATAACTTACTTGACATAAAATTTTCTATTTTATCACCTAACGAATCTAGTCTAGGAATGAGAACTTCTCTTACATAAGAATGTATTTCTTCGGGTACCGCATTTCCTTCGACATAATTTGATTTCCACTGTTTAAATTCTTGATCAGTGGGAATTTTTCCTTTATACTCGTTTATATTTGTCATTTTAAGCAGTCACTTCTTCTTCGTAGTAAGCATGGCTACCATAAGGAGGTACAATGCTAGTGGTACCATGTAAAATGAATACTGTATCAGTGTACAATTCGTCACCCCAACTTCCATAAGGATAACCGTCTGTAAACATAACCAACCGCTTGGGTTCGATGTTTTCTTCTTTTAAGTAGTTGAATACGCAATCAAAATCGGTACCACCTCCGCCTTCTACTTCATAGTCGGCAATGCTTTCTAAATTTTCACTATCATATTGACGTGGGTTATAGATTTGTGTATCGAATGTAATTACATGAATTTTGTAAGCAGTAAATTGTTCCATAATTCCGGATATTTCACCTAAAAAATCTTTTAACATTTGCCCGTCGATTGAACCAGACGCGTCAATAGCCACGGCAATGTCAATCATTTCATCATTTTTCATACCCGGCATCACAGCATCCATGTGCCATCCTCTACGACTTGCTCGCATCCATGTAAAATCACTTTTGATAGTTGATTCTAATTGCATACGCAACAATTCACGCCAGTTCATTTGTGGCGCAGTCATGTCTTGAATTAAGCGTCTTACACCAGCAGGAATATTGCCAGCTCCTTCCGTAGCCGCCGCGGCCGCCAACACCGCTTCTTTAATCTCGTCTTTAATTTTATCTCGTTCTTCTTTGCTGAGTCTAGGACGACCATTACCATTGCCATCACCACTACCACTATCATCACCTTCCGCGTCATCCAAGTGATCGTCTAAAAGTTGGTTAATTAAATCTTGGATGTTGATTTTTTCAGCATTTTCGTACAATTTATCGTAGACTTCTTCTGCACAAAGTCCATCATATTTTGCATCATATAAACAAGGCACTGTGGTGATTTTTTCACCCACCTTATGTTTAATCAAATCACTGTTAACGCAATAGTCATCGGCGATGTTCCATAATTGGGCGTCTCTGTCACCCCTACGTCCCATGTGATCGTAGACACAATGTAAAACCTCATGTCCGAATAAGAATTCAATTTCTTTTGGACGCAACATATCAACAAAACGACTATTATAATAAAAATTACGGCCATCAGTTGCGGCAGTTGGTAGCCACTCATCGGCATTTACTAATTTAAGACGTGTAGCCAAATTACCGAAAAAACTAGCACGAAGTAATAGTCCAACGCGAGCTGTAATGAGTTTTTCTCTTACT